TACACTAGATGTTATTGAGAAACCATCTAATCCAACAATAATATCAGTTAGTGATATAGATCCAACACTAGCACTAAACGATTGACCGGTTAATCCTAGACCCTCTTCTATTGTCAGAGAACCTACAGATGCTGTAGCTGATTGACCAGTCGGTTGAGCTATGGCACTCCCTAATCCTACGATGGTTCCTTGAGCAAAAGTAGCCTCTACTCCAGATATTTGAACTACATCATTTGGTATCGTAACACTACCAACACTGGCACTGAAAGACACTCCTGTTAGTGTTGCTTCTTGTGAGGAAATACCTTGTGCTGTTCCTTGTGCTGATGTGATTGATACACCAGATAGTATTGCTGTTTCGTTTGGTGCTTTCGCTGTTCCCTGACTTGCAGTAAACTCCTGACCTGTTAGACCAAGAGTCATGTCATTAACAGATACAGAACCAACAGAAGTCGTTGCGGATTGACCAGTTAGACCTACCTGCATATCTACTACAGATACTGAACCAATCGAAAATGTTGCTGATACCCCTTCTACATTTACAGGGACAAAAGCCTCTCCCTGTGAAGATGTAATTTCCTGACCTGTTAATGTAAGAACAACATCAGGTACATCTACAGACCCAATAGAAGATGTTATTGAAAAACCAGTTGGAGATATTGTTTGATCTTTAAGCTCGCCCCATTCACCATCATTCCAAGCTTGTGCACCCCAACCTGTTTTTAAAGTTGTGTCTGCGTTCCAATAAGCTTGGCCCCAGGTAAACCTGCCCCATCCTGAAGTCGTCGACATAGTCGACCTCCTACGCTAATCTGATTATTGCGCTACTTGCGTCTGCTGTTGGAAACTCGATTTTAAAAGTTCCATTACTAGCTGTTTTATCACCACCAAATGCAATAACACAAACAGCATCAGTTGTTCCTGAACCACCATCTGTTGTTGTGTTATAAATTAAAGCTCCGTTTGCAGTGAAAGAAGCAGATGAATAAGTTACATCTGAAAAGTCTGTAAATGCAGTTGTTGAAGATAAAGATACACCAGAGTTTGTTAAAGTTGCACCACCTGCAACATATGCAGATCCAGATGTATTAGATATCTCGTTTGAAGTAGAGTAATCAGTTGTTGAAGCACCTAAAGATGCTGAACTTGTAAATAAAGCAATTTTAAAAGTGTGTCCACCTGAAGATTCAAAACTGTGTTTACCTTGTAAAAGCTCTTGTTTGAAGCTTGAACATATTGCTGATGTTATTGCCATAATTTATCTCCTACGGGTTTGGTGAGGGTAGTGGTATTCTAAGAGTTCCATCAGTATAATCGTCTCTTCGTCTTCTACCAACTTGCTCACTAGCAAACTTCTGTACCTCTTGTTTATATTTATTTTCATATAAAGTCAACATATCCATTGGACCTTTTAAAAATCCATATGCCTCTGATAAACAGCAATATAACAACCCATTTGGAAAATTAAGACTAATATAATTAGTTTGATTACCAGACTCTAAAGTTGCTGGCATTTTATTAAAATGCACTCTAAATCTGTAAGTTGTATTAGGAACTGGAGCAAAAGCTATACGTCCAGATGTAGTATCCGTATTCCCAGTTCCGCCACCAAACATAGCATAATATTTAGGTTGACCCTGAGCTGCTGATGTTCCAGTTACATCTTGGTATTCTTGTAGATACGTATAATCTTTTTTTTCTAACCATCTATTAGCTCCTGTAGTTTCCGATCCTGCAGTATCATATACTTGTATACCTCTAACAAATAGACAGCCAGCAGGAGCATTAATTGATTCTTGTCCAGCAACTAAATTACCTAGTTGTTGCTTTCTATCTGCATCAATAGGTATGTCTCTCATAATTCTATGTTGAGCATTTAAAATTATATTTTCTAATATGTCTGTTGTAAGAACATTAGAGTCTGTTTCTGTATAATTTCTAATTTGTGTAACTAACGTGTCGTAACTTATTCCAGCCATTATGCTACTAGCTCCTGACAAAGAGAACAGGATTTTCTAAATCTTGTATGTCCTAAACAATGTTTTGGTTTATCGATTGGATTTTCTGTATAAACAGGCACATCTGGTTCTGGTGTTTTTAAATATAATTCTGCATGTTCATCCATGTCCTCTGGACATGCACATTGTTTTATTCCAAATAACTTACAAAAGAAATTTTTAATTTTTTTAATCATGCTGTTACCGTTACTGGTCCCGCTGATGCAGAACCACCTCCTCCTGTTTCAGTTATACTAGATGTTGTTGCTGTTGCAAAGGTATAATTATCATCATCCACTTTTGTAATTACGTATCCTGCAGCTAAATTTATTGTTGCTGCAGCTACTCCACCAACTACATTTGCATCTCTAAACCTAACTCTATCACTTGTAGATCTACCATGATCTGGTTCATTTACAGATATTGTTGTAGATCCATTTGTTGTTGTAAATGGATTTAATGGTAATATTCTTGGAACTGCAGTTTCTACTCTATCTGGTCTAACATTACGTAAAGATATAGAATCACCATTCATAGGTTTTGGTTCTAATTGTGGTTGTTTTGGTTCAAACTCTGACACATGAACAAATGATCCATTCCATTCTCTAACCATTTCCTTGTATGGAAACTCCATGCCAGACCTATCTGATATTGCTTTTGCGTATTTACCTGTTGCGTATTTTGCCATTATGATCCTGGGTAATATGCTTTTGGTGTTATATGTGTGCTAGATGCAGAACCATCCTCTGCTAGCGCTCTTGCAAATTCGTCTTCATAAATTAATTTTGTCGCTTGAGTCATTTGTGGCATATATTTCATAGATAGATAATAGGCTAATCCTGACACCATACAAGGCACAAATCTAAATGGTACATCAGTTGCGTTTGTATAATCACCTACATCTTGTATTCTTTTTATATAATAAAAATGCATATCTTTAGATGCATTTGTTGAATCTGGTGTTGGATAGATATGTATTCTTACTTTATCAATAAATCTCTCTACCCAATATTGATTAGGTGTGCCTTTTGATAATTTATTTGAAAATCCTGCGTATGTAGATCTGTCTACTTTTGTCATCGGACTATCTGATTGTGTTGTCTGAGTTCTATTAGATCTTAACTGCGCCTCAAGGACATCGGACATTCCAAATACATTTGCTGGTGTAGAGACAGCACTTGTTCCATCATCACTAGATCTAAAAAAGTCATAGTCTGATTGACCTTCAATTAAATCCATATTAAGTTCATCTACTTCCCAATAGTGAATACCTCTATTACCCCATTCTTGAAATAAAATATTTAAGGTTCTTCTGGCATTTTTTAATTGATAACCAGCAACATTCTGTTGACCTATACGTTCAAAAGCTTCTTCTATTATCTCATCGATAGCAAAAGTTTTATCGAACGTTGTTGTTCCCGAGGTAGTGTTAGCCATTTAAACTCCTAGCCAGTGTAGCCAATAGTAACAGATGTAGTATTTGTTATTGTAGCATGTAAAGTTGTGTCGAATCTAATACCATTTCCAGGCATAAAAATGTCTAAACCTTCTGTGCCAAAATCAGCCTCAAATACTTTTGCTCCACTACCATCACTACTATTTCTTAAAATTAGTTTAGAACTAGCAACTCCCTCACATTGAATGTAAGTAACTCTACATGGACCAATAGCAGTTGATCCACCAGAAATAGTTTGAACCTGTCCCGTGCTTGTTATCGTAGTAAACTTCTGATCTGAACTCATATTTTTCTCCTTAAAATTTAAGCATGGGGCCGAAGCCCCACACTAAATTAATTATTAACTTACTGCTGCACTAAATGGTGTAGCTAAGTCACCAGTTCCTCCAGATGTGACCTGAACGCCCCATCTGTTTGCACCGATTGCTTTGCAAGTTATGATTGTTCCAGCTAGTCCACCTGTTGTACTACCGTTTAAAGTAATAGTATCAGATGCTGCCGCAGTCATAAAACCTTCAGCACTATCAGTTGTGTCTGTGTCAACCATTAACGCATTACCAGTCATTGTATCACTAGCGTTAGCAACTTGTAAAACAAAGTCACCTGTTTTAGTTGTTCCAATGTAGATCTCAAAAGAAGCACCCAAATTGTTTGCTGAGTTTGGATCGTTACCTGGACCTGCAACACCTGAATCAGATGATGAGTTAATCGCAGGTAAAGTCAAAGTAGCTGCACCAGCAACATTGTGGTACAACATTCTACCAGCATGTGTATCAACAGTTAAAGAAGTTGCACCTGCTCCGATACTCACAGAGTTTCCAGTTCCAACGCTTTGAAAACCATTAATAGATTTTACTGGTCCTTGAAATGTAGTTTTTGCCATAATTATATCCTCCTAGTATTTCCGAATACAGTCTCTAGGCCGTCGACTATACGCGTCTGTATTCTAATTAATTGTATAGTAATAAATTTATATACTAGATTTTAATAGAGCGCAAGAGAGCCTGTAATGTGGATTGAATTTTTCCAACGATGTAGCTTTTTATTAAGTAGCTACAGAAACTTGAGGAGCCGCATCATCTATTTTATTTTGTGCATTAGCTT